AAAAATTTCAATATAAATTTTACCCGATCCAACAGGAGTGGATACCTGAAGTATAGCAGTTTATTTGAATAGGTTACCGCACCACCTACATTAATAATTATAAGGAAATTTACCAAAGTTTCAAAATATCTGTAAAAATTTTTTTATTTTGATTATTTTTCTTAAATTTGTTTATAATTAAACATAACAATATGGCAAACAAACAAGACTACGAGAATCTACAAATGGGATTTGATAGAACTCAACTGTACAAAGAGTACACACAACCTCAAATTAACAGATCAACTGCGTTACAAGCAACTATGAACTGGTGTAAAGTGAATCAATATAAATTGGATTTACCTGAAATCATCGCGTTGACTAATAAATTTGTTCAATATATTGAAACAGGTGATACATCTTGGATGAAGAAAACTGAAAAGTATTTAAAAGAAAAGGTACAGGAAATAGACGGGATATTTATAGACTAACAAACCTAGACTGAAGATTAGGGGGTTTCGGGGTGGTGTTCCTGATTCCCCCTTTTTTTTACAAAATATTTTGACTTTTTAATTTTTTTTCTTATATTTATTAAAGGAGGCGGGGTTCATATTTTTTATTATTATACAAAAGCCATATTGTTAGTTCCTAATTCCGCCTCCTTTATTAGTATTTCATAATAAACCCCCTTCTTTTTAGTTGGGGGTTTTTTGTTGATAATCAATCAGTTATAACTTTTTTTTAAAAATATTTGAAAATAAATTTGGAATATATAAAATGTCTTCTTAACTTTGTGGGACATTAAACAATAAAAGTTATGACAACAAAAGTAAAAACAGAATTGACAGCAGCACAAGTTGTAATCAACACTTACCCAACATTCACAGAAATATTTGAGTACGCACTCAAAAACATCGGTGGTGTTAAAGGTAGTATGACACACAGGTTTTACACTACATTATCTGAAGAATATCGTTGGGAGGCGGTAAGTGATTTAGTTGACCTTATGGTAGAACAACAACAAGGTAGACCATTCCACAAAACTTATGGTATTAAAGTTAATAAGAACACAGGGTTCTCATCAGACAAGACAGGTAGTGCTATTGTATATGATTTTATGAAACAAGAACATACCGTTAATGGTGATGAATACCTTGCATTACTTAAAATTATGTCAACACATTGGATGAACTACCAAGGTTTTACTGATGAGATGAATGACGCTTACCTTGAGTTTAAATGTGATTTAAAAATTTATAAAATATTAGATTAATATTATGGCAAATATATTTAACGACTTTAATAAGTTAGTAAATGGTATAGATAAAGCCATCAGAATTACTGATAAGTTATTATCGGAAAAACCAAAACCCAAACCGAAACCGAAATCTAAAAAGAAATAATATGTCAAAAGAAATAAATCCAATTGTACAGGATGTCAATACTCGTTTTGAAATGGTTTATAAAACGACTAAACTATTCTTACAAAACAGAAAAGAAAAAAACAACAAGAATGAAAAATATTCAGTTGTAAAAGGTCTATTAATTTGTGGTGATGCTGGTACAGGTAAAACCCATTGGGTAACTAAAGGATGTATTGATGCGAAAAAAACAGAGGATGTTAAACCTATTAAAGGATCAATTACTGCCGCAGCTTTATTTGTTGCATTATATATGTACAGAGAAGAAGGTAAAGTATTAATGTTAGATGATTGTGATATTTTAAGTTTACAAGCAAAAGAAAGGTCAGCAATTATTGATATGTTTAAAGCAGCAACTGAACCAACAACCGATAAAAGAATTATTAGTTGGGAACGTGCACAAAGAAATCCATTAATGGTTGCAAACGATGTACCAACTTCTTTTGATTTTCAAGGTTCAATTGTTTGGATTACAAATGATTCAGTTGATAGTTTAAAACTTAAACTAAAAGGTCATTGGGCGGCGTTAGATAGTAGATTTATCACTATTCCAATTGTTTTAAATCAACAAGAAAGATTATTATATACTTTATATTTAATTGAAGAAATTGGTATGTTAGGTAAAAATTGTCAAGCTAAGGAAGGTGGATTCCCAATCAAGATTCAAAATGAAACAATTAATTATTTAAATAAGAATTATCAAACTATTAGTGAGATTAGTCCTCGTATGGCAATTAAAATTGCTGATACTATTTATAATCATCCATCTGATTGGAAGAAATATTTACAAATTCAAATTAGTTAATTATGAAAGATAAAGAAATTGTATGGGGTTCTATTCCAATTAAAGGATTGGAAGATGGTGATTTTAATAAATTTCCAATAGAATATTTTAATCGTTCTGACGCACACAAAGGTAGAATTGTTTCTAATGAAACTCGTGAAAAATTTTCTAAAATTCATAAAGGAAAAAAAATTTCTGATGAACAAAAACGAAAACAATCTGAATTATTAAAAGGTAAAAAATTTTCAGAGGAACATAAACAAAAAATTGGTGCAAAACATAAAGGTAAAATTGTATCAGAAAATACAAGAAAAAAACTTTCAAAAATAAATAAAGGAAAAAAACTTTCAGAAGAAGCAAAAGAAAAATGTCGTCAATCCTCTATTGGTGTAAATTTAGGTAGAAAACATACTCAAGAAACTAAGGATAAATTATCTAAAGCGAGAATTGGAACTAAGGCTTCAGAAGAAACGAAAAAGAAATTATCTGAATCACAAAAGAAAAGAACAAATCATTTTAATGAAGAGGCAATTAAAAATAGATTAGAAAAAAATCAAAAACCTATTTTATGTTATAGTCTACCTGATATGAAATTAATTTGTGAATATAAAAGTATTAATGACGCAGCGACAGATTTAAAAAGAAATAGAGGTGGAATCATTAAAATATTAAAAGGTCAGATTAAACAACCAAGAAATATAACTTTTATATATAAAGACATTAGTTAAGTTCTCATAACTCTTAACTATAAACCCCGTTCAGTTTTTTTATTCTGACGGGGTTTTTTTAGATATCTACGCGAATATTGTTTCGCATAGAATATGTTAGTTTTCTAAATGAATATTGTTTCGCATAGTTTACTTACCTTCATCCCACTTACCCTTACAAACAGCATAAGCTTGTCCTTCTTGGTCGTATTCATCTGAGATGTCACTAATACATCTACTGATATAGGTTGGCTCATCTTCACCACCTTCTGGTGACGGTATCACAAAATCTTGTTTAGATTGTTTTTCTTCAGGTACACAATTTGGAACTACTCTACCATCCATTTCTTTTGTACCAATTGCGATGTATCCTGGCCAACAAGCGTTTTCTAAACTATCACCTTCAGCAAAATCTGTTTGATAGTTTGCTTTAATCCATCCACATATTCTCTTAGCAGTCTCTTCGTCACCATAACGTTCTGTTTGATCAGCAATACAATCATCCCAAGGATAATCAGCAAGTTCAACTGGTTTCTTAATTTTACCGAATGAATTTTTTCTTAATTTAACGATTTGTTCTAATTTCATTTGACTAATTTTCTAAATTTTTGTAGAGGTAATTCCTCGTTTGTTAAGAAGATAGAAGAGTAGTTATGGTGTATCCAATTGTACAATTCTACTTCGTTTATTTTATATTTCTTTTCTAAATTCATATCCAACAATCTATCATAATAACTAACTTTTAAACCTAAATTTAATTCGTCTTCTGTTGGATGTGGTAATACGTAATCTACATTCATTATATTGTTCCTCTTTTTAATTTTTGATTTTCTTGTTTTAAACTATCGATTGTTGCCTCTAATCTTACGATATGACTTGTAAGTTCTTCCACCTTTTTAGATAAGTCGTCGATAACTACTTGATAAATCCTAATAGACTTTTCAAGGTTTTCTAAACGACCACCTTCAATTTCGTTCTGTGATTTTTTGTATCCGACAAAGTAACCAATTGCTGTGGTTATTACTGTCATTATAATTTGTTCTATCATATTAGTAGCAGTCCTGACAAGGAGGGTTTTCGTGTTGTAATTCGGAATAGACATAAAACTTCTTATCCAAATTTTGAGTTGAATATCCTTTACGAGTTGTGTGACGTAAGTATATACCATTATTATATTTCTGACTTCTATCAGGAATCATACCATCAATAGTAGATTGCGAAACATATGAAGGGAATTGATTTTGTCCTCTACCAATCAATAGATAATCTTGAAGACGAGTCATATAGAAATCTGCACGCTGTTTCTGTATGGTTCTAAGATACTTCATCGTATCTATGTTTACAGATGTTGCTGACTCCATAGTCCCTTCTACAATCCCCCTATTCATCGTTCTGTACATCAAATGTGGTATTGCTTGGAAATAGGCTTGTTGAATCAAGAATGGTTGTACGTATTCTGTAATTAAAGTTGTTTCAGCTGCGTTAAATGTGTTACCTGTTGCAGATACTTGTGACAATAAATGATTATAGAACTTAGTTCCCAATATGGTTTGTAAGTCTATATCTTGTGCGATTTGAACCTCCGCTTTAAGAACGTCCATATCTACGTTTTTATTGATGTTCGTGAAATTTTTCAGTTTCACTTCTGATATTAATAATACACCCATATTATACTAATGTTGGAGTTACTGGTTTATCATCCACTACTGGATTTTCTTTGACGTCACCTGTTAAGAATAAACTTAATGGTTTAATTTCAAATGTTGTTGGTCTTTCAAATTTAAGAGATACCAATTTATCGAAAACTGGTAATAGACAATTTTGGTATGGCATAATAACCATCTTACGGAAATACTCAGAGTGTTCTGTAATCTCATTTGCACCACCCAATCTACCAGCTGTTGCAATACCAAATAACTCAGCACTTGATACTCTGTGTGATGATAAGATTGAACGGGTAATATCGTCTGTAATTTGTGCGTAATATGTATCGTTGTCGTTTCTTGGAATTTGAGTGATTACAGGAGATTGGTCTTGTGATTCATTGAATGAAATGATTGCTTGACCTGCGTTGTCAGTTCCACCATATTGTGATTCCAACGCTCTTACAAGATCTCTTTGTTCTTCTTCCTGCGGGATTCCGTTATTGTAATTAATCCAAAGACTTGGCATCATTCCTTTCCTAAGATTATTCATATAGAAGTTTTTAATTTCTACATCTGTTTCCATACTTCTTTGACCAGCTGACCAGTCAGGAATTGGATAATAAGACATCGATGGAATGTAGTTCTTGTAATAGTAAATTTGATTTGGGTCCTTCTCGTTTTGTGAGAACGCCTTAATTTCTACTGGTGGATATTTCTTGATGTTCCTCCATTCAGGAGAATAGTAATAACAATCAATCTTATCCTCCTCGTTCAATTTACCTGAACGTACTCTTGAAAAGTCTAAGTGATAAATCTCAGCAATTGACTTTCTATCTTTAGCCCAAATAACATTCAAACAAAATCCTCCGAACAACATAAAGTCCAAAGCACATTTTCTCATTACCTCAGATACGTTTTCGGATTCGTTAATTAGATTAACTGAAGCCATAGGGTTGTTCAAAGAAACAACACCATCACCCATTATTTGGTTTACCTTAGATATTACGACAGCTTTGTGAATTGCACAGTTGTCAAAAAGTTCAATAAAATATTGAGGTAACAAGTTATTTTCACCATAGAAAACCCAAGGTGAACGTTGTAAAACCTCAGCATAAACTGGAACTGTGGCCTTTTCAAATTTGATATTTTTAAATTGTGTCATTTTAATTTCACTCATAGTTAATCTTGTATATAGATATAATTTTCATTTACTTCATTCGGAGAGATATATTGTGTGAATGGATGACTTTCTTGAGTACCTTGCAATATTGCAATACCCTTGAAAACGTTGGTTGTCTGATCCCCGTAAATGTTTAGTTCGTATTCACCTAAATAGTTTAAATCGTCTGTATCTAATGGTAACACAATTTCACAATAACGAATATTTTGACCGTATTGTGCTGGATTAGATTTGGAAACTGTATATGATTTAGATTCCTTACTCATAATATGTACAAAGTTCAAAGTATAACCCGTAAAAGTATCCCTACTATTGTTGTTTATATTAAGAACTAATGTATTTTCCTGTCCTTTTTGTATGTATAACATATTATCTTTCTTACTATTAAATATAAAAAAAATGATTTTGAATTGGTATAGCATAAAAAAAAGGGGACATAAGCCCCCTTCTTTTAGATAGAGTATAGAAATTCGGTCAAAGACCTACGATTTACACTTCTACGATGTTTCCAAAGATTGACTCTAAGTACGCATCACCAGTTACGTTATTAGCATCTAAAGATGTACTAACTAATGTATTAGCTGGAGTATTTTCTTGACCTGTGAAGATTAATTCAAATCCGTTTCTATCACCGTACGCTGTACCTGTTGCAGCAGAACCACCACTTAAATACATCCCGTGAACTTGACCTAACAAGTAGAACGCATTATTTTGGTCTTGTGCAATGATTTGTATTTTATCGTTTTGTGATAATACCTTTAATTTATTTCTCTTCTCTTGGTCGTAACGGAACAAGATAGCTGTAAGAACTTGTTCGAAGAAGATTGTTCCATTTTCGAAGTTCTTTTGTACGTTTTGTGCTAAAGAAGAAGTATTTCTCTTTAACTCAAATCCATAAAGTGTTGTACCAGCAACTGAAGTTGCACCAGTGATTGCACCATCTGCATCATAAGTGTAACCAGAAACTCCACCAAGAGTTGTACCAGTACCACCTACTACCCAGATTTTTTTGACACCACCAATACCATCAGAACATCCAAATACTTCACCTGAAGTTATATAACAAGACATAATTTATATGTTTAATTTTTTGTGTTTATGTTTTTTTAAAGGGGACTTTCACCCCTTATGTTTTTATATTTTGTGTTTCTTAGATTATGCTAAGTTGTTTGTTGCGAAGTACGCTGTTGAACCAAATGTTGCAATTTGTGCACCATAGTTATAGTTCGCTCTTAAACGTAATTCATCAAAATCCTTAGAGTACCAGATTACTAACTTTTCGTGATCTGACAATAAGTCAAAACCTACTACGATGTATTCTCTTGGTCCAATTACTACTTGGTTAGAAGCGTTCAAACCGATAGTTGGAACAACTTTAACGTTAGTGTTTGGATGAGTAGCTTCCATCATTGCTGTAATATCAGTACCACCGATATAGTTCGCGAAGAAGTTTGCTCTTGTTAAAGCTTGTACATATAAACGGAAGTTCGCGTAAGACATAAATACTACTAAGTCTTCTCTGCTCATCGCGTTGTCATCTAATACGTTGATTAACTTATCTACTTCTGTAATTGGGTTACCACTTACACCGTAAGCTGCAGAAGAACTGAAAGTAACACCACTTGAGTTAGCAACACCAGTTGTTCCTGTAGAAATCAACACTTTGAAACCGTTGAAACAAGAAGTACCAGTTGTAGCTTGCCACAATTGTTGTTCAATTCTTTGTTGGATTTGTTTAACTTTTAAATCAGCAATTTGTTGTTCAAATGGAACTGACTCAGATGTTTGACCTGGAGCCATTAACATTGATTGGTATGTATCATACAAATCTTTGTAACATAAAGCTTCATTATACTTTTCAGGACAAGTTGTGATATTAGCTTGTGTGAAAGTTGTAGTACCAGATGGTTCCCATCCACAAGTACCATCGTTGAAAAACGCTGTAGAGTTTAAAAGGTTCAACGCTTGTGTTCCTTTAATACCTAAACGTACGTTTGCGTAACGTGCAGTTGTACCGCCGATTAACGCTTTAGAAAGCAATTCTCCGCCTACTTGGTCAACATATGAACCAATACTAGCGACGTTGTATGCAAATTCTTCTTTTGATAAAATTTTCATTTTCTTATTTGTTTTTAATTATTTGTTGTTATTTCTTAATGACATAATCATAGCTAATTTAGCATCTACATCATCAACTTTTTCTTGTTTATTGAAATCTGTTTTACCATTAGCAATTGGTTTTGCTGCTGGTTCTTTTTTGAAAGAGTTAAATTCATCTTGTAAAGCTGAGTAACTTTGTTCCATTTGGGACATTTTCTCACCCATTTTCTTTACAAACTCTTTTAACATTTCCATCATTTCTTTGGACATTTCCATTTCAGGTTGTTTCATTTCTATTTCGATTTCAGGTTTTTCACCTTCATCTTCAGATACAACTTCCTCAATTTTAGCAATAATCCCTTCTTTGGTTTCTACCTTAGTTCCGTCCTCAAGTTCGTGAACACCGTCTGGTGCAGGAATTTCTGCGTCAGGGGTAACTACAATAACTTTAGCACCTTCTACTAAACTATCACCTTCAACTTTGATGACTGTTCCGTCAGCCAATTTTGCATCAAGGAAAATTTCTTTTACTGCCTCGATTGAACCGTCTTTAACTTGTATTTCAAAGTTTTCAACTAATCTGTATGAACCATCTTCTAAAGCCACTTGTTCAAAAGTATCGTTAATCTTAACGATTTTATTACCAACTTCTAACTTAGCAGCTTGAAGGATAGTATTATCTTCTAATTTAAATGACAATAATGTTGATTCATCAGCTAAAAATCCAAACTTAACCATTAAAGATTTAATCTCTTGAATTGCGTTTTTAGAATTTGACATAATTGTTTATTTGTTTTAATTTATTATTCTCTTATATATAAATATGTGTTTTGATATATATTACCATCAAGTATTAATATTTTTTCAATATCTCAGCTACTTGGTATAAAAACATCTCTTCTTTTGTGAACGCAGATACCTCTTCAAAGAAACCAGATACAGAAAATCCGTTCAATTGACCTTCCTTAACTTTTTTCCAAATCTCATCATTTTTTACTTTCATAGATACAAACCAAGTTCCGATAGGAGTTGATTCATACCCATATTTTGATGACTTATCTGACTCATCTTCCTTAATCCAAGACTCAACTACATACACATCTCTTACCGCCTTACCGTCGTGCATCTGATCGTTATTGTCTGTGTATTTGTTTCTCATATACTTCTCAGCAATCATCTTAATAGTTTCAGCACTGAAGAATACATAATACGGATTACCCAAAGCATCCTTACGGAATATCTTCATATCAGGAATCATAGCTGGTCCAAGTACAATACGTTTTTCCTCATTATCAATTTTGAAATATTGTTTTGACATTTTCTCTTCTTGATTAATTTTAGATTTAGCCCAACTTAAAGCAGACTTTCCTCCCCAACTATCATACATCAATTTACCACAACCATCACCATATCCTTTTGAACTTTCTAAATCTACCTCGTGTCTTGAAAGATAACTATACATACGTTTTACGGTATCCAAAGATATTGGTTCACCATTAGCTAACTGATTAGCACGCTGTTTCCCAACGTCAGTTCCACAAGAACCCCATCCGTTTTCTTCCACATATTTCAATACCGCTTTAGCGTTGTTCTTAACAGAATCAGGATAGTCAGAATAACTATCAAACATAGTTGGTTTAACCAAAGATTTTGATTCGGTTTCTCCTGATACTTGGTCAACATATGATGGTAAACCACCTACATCATAACCAAATGATTCTTTACCTGGTACTCTTGTATCTGGTTGAGGTAATCCCATAATATCCAAACCTTCAGCACCATCCACTCTACCTTTTGTTACCGAACTTTTGTTTACGATTTCTGTACCTCTACGATATGTTATTTTCTCCCAAATATGACGACAGTTATAAGAACCACGCCATACCATAGCAGATGAACCTAAGTCATTTATAATAGATTCTAAATCCTCTACTCTATAAACCAAGTTCTTACTTAATAAATCCCTACAGAATTCTCTTGTAGTTTCTTTAATTGGTGCACCAGGTGCTTGTGGATTTAGAATATACTTATACCTGATTAGGTATTCAGCAGTATCTTCAAATGAAGGTTGATTTGGTGAGGAAGAAACAAAGTCTTCTTTAACTCTTTCCCATCCATCAGAAAATAACTCCTCTTCCAATTGACCCTTTTGGGTAATCATCTCTGAGTAAGTTAAATCTTGACCATCAGGTATTACAAATTCCTCTGGTTTTACTTTATTAAAAAACATCCAATTAACCTCTATTGCAGGTTCGTCAACTAAAGATATACTGTCGATACCTGAAATATCGTCATCCTCTTCTATCTTTAATTCAAATATTTTATCTTTCTTTATCATATTAATTAATATAAATTATCTTCCCTGAGATCTGTATGGTTTAGGCTTTTGATCCTTCGGACCGTACGATTTTTTACCGTTTGGTTTTCCACCTTTTCTCTTTCCAAAAGAGATTTTATTGTTTGATTGTGATTTTCCTTTTGCCATCTTATAAAGTTGATAGGTCCTTTAACCTAGTTTGTTTTTCCATTTCTGATTGCATATCTTTCGATACTACATAAGTTTTTAATACTAATGGTGTTTGTTCTTTTGAGTAATCAGCTCGTTTTGGATTGTCAAATCTTGCTGCACCTGTTGCACCTCTACTGAACGCTGTACCACCACCCATTTGATTCATAGCGGATAATAAAGGTTCAAACATAGTTACAGCACCTCTTGTCATAACAGCCTCACCACCTTCAGCGGTAATTGGAACACCACCATTTGCGTGTGACGGACCGTAAATCATACCACCATCACCATAGTTTCTACCTAATTGATTTGATGCTGGTGCACTTGAACCACCACCTGATGTATCACTTTCGTAACTTGTACTCTTAATTAACGCAACCTTTTTATAACCGAATATTAAAGCGGCAGCAGCTGCAGCGGCACCCAAAGCAGGTCCCACAACAGGAATAACCGCTAATGATTGATAAGCTTGTACAGCACCTTGTAATGTACCGATAATTGCTTGTGCAATTTGGATATTCTTGTTCTTTTCAAAGTACTTCTTCTTAATCTTGTCTTCTTCCTCAGCATTACCTTTAACCTTTTTCAATTCTTGGTCCATCTGCATCTGGTTGATTTCACCAACCTCACTGAACGCGTTACTAACAGCAGATAATCCAGCGTTTACATAACCTAAATAAGCATTTAATTTTTCTGTTTGTAAATCCTTTGAAAGTTGTGCATATTTCTTTTCAATTGCAAGTTTTTGTGCCTCTGTTAAATCTAACTCAGCTAACTCTCTTTGTTTAGCCTTATCCAAGAACTCTTGTCTTCCTTTCCAATATGCCTCAAAACTATTCTTGTTAGCATCATTAGTCATTTGAAGGAACCTAAGATCCATATCAAGTTTGGCCAACATATCGTCGTGGTCCTTCTTCTTCTTATCGTCGTCAATCTTCTTTAAGTCCCTTTGTAAAACATTAGCTAAAGCCAATCTTAATTGATTCTTGTCATTCTCAGACATCGCAATAAAGTTCTTATCAGCTTCTAATTGTTTTAAATCCTCATCATATTTGAATTGTCTTTGTTCTTTTTCTCTTTTAACTTGGTCATCAATAGATTCAATTAGAAGTTGTTGTTTCTTCTTTAAAAATTCTTCTCTCTTCTTAGCCTCTTCTTCTAAAGCTTTTAAATCTTCTTCTTGTCTCTTTTGATTTAATTGAACTATCTTAGCACCATATTTTACAAAAATTTGAAGTTTCAATTTCTCCTTCTTTTCCTCACTGATTTGTAAAGCATCAACTTTAGCAGCCTCAGCTTCAGCTTGGATTTGAAGTTCTTTGTCTTCTCTCTCTCGTACTGTTTTTAATGTTTGAACTGCGTTATTTTGTTTCAGTTCCAACAACATCTTATCCGCCTCTTTATTATCTTCAGCGATTTTTTCTAATCTTTTCTTCTCTTCCTCTCTTTCTTTCTCCCTCTGTGTTTTAATATATTCTAAACCAGCAAACTCAATTTCATTTCTCTTTTTAACGTAGTTCGCAGTTGCATCGGTTATTTTCTTATCAATATCGTTTGCAACCTTAGCTTTCTCCTCAGCACTAAGTTTTCCATCTTTTGCTGACTTAGCCCTTAAAGCTTGTAAATCACCAATTTGTTTTGAGTATAATTGTTTTTCTTGTTCTAAACCATCTTGAGTAATCTTCAATAAATCCGCTGCAGACTTACCTTCAATTTGTGCAAGTAAGGTTTTCTTTTTGGTTTGATATTCAACACCTTGTAAATTCTTATTTAAAGCCTCACTATTTCTTTCTAAAGCTTTGGTATACTTCTCAGTATTATCTGCCGCCTTTTTATTTGCATCAGCAGCAGATTCAGTCCAACCCAACCAGTCAGTACCTATTTTTATTAACTTTAATAATGGTTCTAATAATAAACTAAGTAATGTAATAAGAACACCAATACCTAAGGCTTTCAACGCAGCACTTAACGCAACCGCCGCAGTAGCCGCAGCATATTCTGATACGGTTAAAGCCGTAAAAGCTGACATCAAAGTCCTACTTAACACAGTTGACTGTGCAAGTGCAATCATATTGGACCTTCTCGCTGTTGTGTTTACAATTGTAGCAGTTGTTTGCGCTGATTCAGTACCTGCCAATTCCATATTAGCGGTTGCTAAACCTTGTGTTTGTAATATTGTATATTGTTCTTGTGCAGATAAACGATTTAACGCAACCGCTTGTTCATAAGTAATTTTATTACTAGCAAGTTGGGATCTTGTATATTCACCAAACGCAACATCTAAATCTCTTAATGAATTTCTATATTTTACATCTGCAACTGAACGTTTTACAGACATAATTTCAGCTTCTCTTTGTGCTGCAGTCAATCCAACAGTTGCAGATGTTAAAGCTGTAGTTGTCGTTGCTGCAGCCGCGGTAGTTGACGCTACTTGTGTATTCGCAGCGGCCAAAGATTGTGTACTTGCTGCCGCCTGTTTAATTGAAGTCGAATCAATTTTACCAGTATCTAAATCAGGTAATTTTAAACCCAATAGATTCTTACCAATATCTAAAATGTCGTTACCTGTTTCTTTTAATTGGAAAGTTAAATCCTTTAAACTAAAACTTGAAAACGTTTTTAATAGACCAACAACACCGTTTAATTTACCAAATATGTCACCAACAGGACCAGGAATTAATGATAATGACGCAAATAAGTCTCTTGACTTTGCGTTAGTTGCAGCCAATCCATCCTGAACATCCCCTAATTTTGTTGATAAAAGTTGGAACTCTGCAGTACCTTCTTTGGTTCTTCTTAATTCAGCAGTTAATAATCTAGCCTGCTGTTGTAAGTTTCTGGTTTTATCAATTGCGACATCAATAGGTTTACCATTAATGTCATATATAATTTCAATTTTCTTTGATGCCATCTTATATTAGTTCTGTTTTTACTGATGTGAAAGCGTTTTCTAAAAGATTCTTTTCACCCTTTAATGATTTGATTGAACTTAAATCAAAATCATAGATTATTACTTTTTCTCTTAACTTACCCAATTCCTCGGTGAAGTTTGTAATTCTAAGATTTGATAAATCAATCTTTTGTTCGTTTTCAAAAATTTCTATATTCATATTCTATATTTTAAGGACAACCTGATTCACCTGTTGCTGTTACAAAGTAAGTTGTACCAGGTGTTGATGGTGTAAAACCACTAATTACATAATAGTATCCAAAACCACCCATTACTCTATCACCACTATTGAATGTTCCATAAGGTAATAGTTGTGAGTACTTGGTTTCAAATGTTTGACAATCGGTCATTATATAATATCCATTATTACCACCTGATGGCGTTGGTGTTGGGGTAGGACTTGGTGCACCACCACAACTTGAACCACAGTTAGTTACCGTAAACGATGCTAAGTCAGCAAATGGAATACCAATATTAATTGTACTACATACCAAACAGTTTGTCAATACAACCGTTCCTAATGAACCAATAAATTGATAAGTATCACCTGTTGATGCTGTATATTTAATCCATCCTGTATCCGTAACATTCAATGTTGCTCCACTTGTAAATGTTCCACCAGGTGTTGGTGAAGGAGTTGGAGTAGGGGTAGGAGTTGCACTTGTTGGTGTAGGACTTGGTGTAGCAGTCGGAGTTGGTGTTGGAGGTGTAATTGAACTAACTACAAAATTAGCACATATTGGAAATATGGCTCTCTTACCAATCATTCTGATTTCAAATACATATGTTCCATTTGTAAATCCAGCAATTTCAAACTGAGATGGTAACATAGTAAAGGTAAACGTACCACTATTTGTTGTACTACCTGTCGTTCCTATTGATTTAAAATCCATCATCCTCCAAGGTTTAAAATACGTTCTTGAAGGTTCCATAGCGTGTACAGAAAATAGATTTAATTGATTTGATAATGATATAAACGGTTCAGCACCATTTAAACTCCAAGTATAATCAAATTGAATTGTTATACCTGTATAGGATACGGTTGTAGCTGAGAAGTTAGTTACCGTACCACTAACCGAGTTATTGTTTATATCGTGGATAATTTCAACATCGTACTCCGCAATTGTATTGTTCGGATATACGAAATTTTTACTATCTATCTGTTTTATATATTTCCTCATATTATTTAATATAAATTTTCAAATTTGTCATTACCAAATTAGTTAAAAGTATCTGTCCAAATAACTTCTATTGAATCACCAATATTTATTGTTATTGCTGGTCCAGTTTTTGAATGAGTCGTAGTTGCTGAACAAGCTGCAATTATTATGTTAAGATTAGTAGTACTTGATCCGATTAAAGTTCCATTTTTATATAATTCATATCTATATTGTTTAAGATTTGCAAAATCACTATTTTTACAAATACTTCTACCTATTACAATTTGACCTGCTGAATATGTACCAGCAATACTTTGAGTTGAAATACTATTTTGATTTGTACCCGCCCTCCAAGTTGGTGATGGTCCATTTATAACAGTTCCATTAAAATCGACATAATAATTAGAAACAGTTTTTAAACCTGGTGAAGAATTAGCAGTACCAACATATCTAACTTTTAAACTAACACCAGTTGGTGTATTAGTCGGTGTTATACTTGGTGTTACTGTATTAGTTGGTGTTTGTGTTGGTGTTTTTGTTGGTGTTAATGTAGGAGTTGGTGTTTTAGTAGGTGTAGCACTATTCGTTGGTGTAACCGTATTAGTTGGAGTTACACTTGGTGTTACTGTATTAGTTGGTGTATTAGTTGGTGTAACAGTATTAGTTGTTGTGTTAGTTGGTGTCGTTGTAGGAGATGGTATTGGACATAAATATCCAGGTAATAATCTTACAATATTTGGAAAACTATATCCATCAACAGTATTAAATTTACCAACTAAAATTATTTTATTTGTTGATTGTATTGCGGTACTTTGATAATATAATTCAGAAGGAAAACTTAATGTTACTAATTTTGTAAAATTAATACCATCACAATTAACTTTAAAAATATTGGTAACTGAATTAGTTACATTTACAGTGCTAATTAGTCCACTAATAATAGAACTATTTTCTGATTGTTGACTTATCCATCTACATTCAGCATCACTGGTTGTGTTATATCCAATCCTATTTGTAGTATAACCAGTATCTACACTTCCGTCATAATTAAATCTATAAGTTTTATCAAATGTATCACCACTTACTCTTCCAGCAATAACTACTTTACCATCTTGTTGAACACTTACACCAGATTCTGTTGATTCAAAAGTAACAGAAGCAAAAGAAGTATAACCAGTAAGATTTCTATCAACTAAAATAAAATTTGTCGGAGTTAAAGCTCTTGCTGTTGCAATAATACCTCTTGGATGATTTTTTAAAGTTAAAATATCACTAGTAACAATTCCAATATGGTTAATATAATTACCATTTGAATTTAATAATATTATATTTGTTGGATTAATAAATGTATTACTATTATAAGTTCCAAATCTACCACCAATAGCTAAATTACCAAACGGTAATTCTATAATTGGCATATATTCATAACCTGAACTACCTAATCCAAATCCTGAACCACCTGAATTAAATGTACTATCAATCGTAAAATCCGTATTTAATCTACAGATTCTTTTTGAAATATTTGTTCCATTATAACTTGTAAACTTACCTGTTACAACAACTTTACCATCTGATTGGATAATTAAATCCATTACTGTTTCATTAAATCCAGAACCAATAGTTGTGGCGTCAAGATTTCCTTCAGGTGTTAATCTTACTACTTGTTGTGTAAAACCTGTTGTATAACCCGCTAAATAAATATAATCATTAACATCAACTTTAACAACGGCAATTGAAGCAAAATTACTTGGATAATTAAAAGTAAAATCAACTAATGTATAATTTGTAGTTGTGGTTGGTGTATTAGTTAAAGTTGGAGTAGGAGTAGGAGTAGGAGGGAAACTTGTAACAGCATCCACTCTATATTCAAAATTATAATCAGTTGATACAGTTGTAGCTGTAAATGTTAATTGATAAACATCCGCAACTGACGCACCTGTTGTACCTGTAATGAATGTATCTCTTATTCCGTTATCGCCACCTTGGTCATCTGTTGTATAATCTCTTCTAACTACATCAATTGAATTTACATCAGAAGAAGTTCTCATTAATATATTAACGACATCACCCGAATAGATATAAGTTGAATATAGATTATCAATCGGATTATGTATTAAGTTTCTTTGTACACCATTAACATAAGCTTCAAGATCAGGTGACCTATCAAAAACGTTTGGTTCAGTATAACTAATCAATAGACTACCTCTCATTAAACCAGCAATATTACCTGATGGAGTAACAGTTGGAGTAGGAGTAGGGGTCGGTGTCAACGCAACTCCAAAATAAGTAGAAGAACCTGTTAAGATTCCCCAAGTTGAAGCTGTTGAATAGAAATTATCACAGTTTGTAAATAGATTTGAACCTTGTCTAGTTGAACCACTATTTAACCAAAATGTAGGCATAGAATATTGGAATGGTCCGCCAATTTCATCTTCGTATATGTGGTTATGTAATGTATCACTATCCCAATCTATACCTGATGTATTGTATGTAGCTTCATCAACTTCATACATAGTATAAGGAGTATAAACAGTAGTTGAAAATCCTTGTACATATTTGAATGATGAAGTGAATCCTGAAGTTTGTCCTGATAAGTTTCCAACCTGATGGTCATAATAAATTGACCAACCAAAATTGGAATCCAATAGATTTGGTTCAGTAAAATAAGTTTTAAATTTGTAAATTTTTGATGGATTATCACAATAGTAATATTGGAAATATCTATCTGTATATGTTTTCGGAGAATTGTTAAATTGAATTAATTCAACTTGACTTAATTCCCTATTTGTTAAGTTAAAATCGTTAATCTTACTTACAACGAAATACTGTTCATTAACCTTGATTAAATCCTGTGGTTGTAAGTTCTTTATATCTGAATAGTTAAGGTCAAAATACCCCGTTAAAACCCTTGTATTTGGATTATAGAGGTTAGACACTCTACCTTGATAGAAAGATGTGTATGCGTCGTTTTCTGTGTATGTATTGTAAGGTTGAACACCGATAGTTGTATCGACAGGTAACTCAGAGTTGAATAATATACATTGACTGTCATTATTAATCTTTTGTCTGTCTGTCATACCCATCGGCATCGTATGTGAGATTACAGGTAACCTATCAAATTGGTTAAATGTATCACCACTTGAATTGGATATATAAGCCACATAAGTTTTATAATAATATGTTGCATCATATGTTTCACCAACCACATCCAAGAATGGATTGAACGCACCTAAATACCAAAACAATTTTGGTTTGGTTTTAACACCGTTATACTGCCAGTTTACTTGGTTTCCTTGTGCTTCACTACTATTACTAACATAGTTAATACCTAATGGTAAACTAATATTGTTTGTATTGTCAGCATCCCACTTACGAAGTAACTGTGGTCCAAATATAGTTGTAATTTCTTTTCTTTGGGATTTAAAATCCGTTGGGTTATATACTATATTCTGTCCGTATATTCTATTGTTACTCTTTCTAAATTGTGCGTTACCCTCGTCACTATCTTCTGAATCTGAAATGAATAATTCACTTTCAATAAAGTTTAACGCAGGTTGAACTGAGAATCCTTTATCAAAACTTAGTTTATCAGTCCAATTATGAACTACACCAGTTCCAATAAAGTAATCGTAAGGTTCTATTCTAATCTTATATCCATCATCAGGATCAGGGATTAGAACTAAATTAAATTTCTTTGCAATAGATGATAATAAATCTATCTGTTTTATATTTTGGTCAATAACCAAACTAAAGTCAACGAAGTCACCATCAACAAACGTTACACTATCACCAACTTCTTTTGGTAAGTATGATAATGATGTACCATTTGGTACTTGTGATGATTCACCATAAGCAAACGGTAATCCAATATTACTAACAGTTAAACCTGATGTTCCATAAGGAATTACAGCATCAACAGAATAATAACCATAGGTGTAATCATCATAGTAAAATAATCTAACATTAATATCTGAATCACAATAAACTGGAATACCTGTTCCTAACTTTGCAACCACACAAAGAACATCCCCACCTTGAGGAACAAAGAAAACCTCCACACCTTCTAATGGTAATGATTGAATTGAATAAATGGTCCAACTAAATTTAACATTATCAGATGAAAAATATCCATATAGATATAATGTTTTCATCCAAGGTGTGTTAAAAAAGTCTGAGGTTATTTGGTAACCTTGAGTCTTGAACATTAACTGTAATAAATTCCATACACTCAAACCAGGTTTTAATTGGTTGTTGTATGGTCCTTGTGTTGGTGAGTTAAGTCTATATGGTTGAACACCAGCGGCATAAGCTGCAGCTAGTGATGGGTATGAATTTAATGGACTTGTTGATGTGTATAAACGAGTTCGTTCAATAATGGTTCCACCTGAAAAGTTTACAGTATTTCCTGTAGTATATAGATAACCATTATGTACCACAGGATACATATATGGATATGGTTGTTCGTCATCGATTGTATAATTAGAATATGTAAACGCTTTGGTTACATTATCTAAATTGAATATATGGTTAAAGTTATATTGACTATCATTAAAATCTAAATCTTTTAATAAGTTGTTACCTATTGAACCATATAGTTCTGCTGGTGTGGAATATAATGTAACATCATATTCAACCGCTGAGTCCTTAACATTAATTTTATTTAATCTTAAATAACCTGTGAAATATGGTTCATCATTAATCAATACATTACAAGGAACCCTTTTATTTGGATTGAAATATAATGACTGTGCATCTACATTAAAGAAGTTTTCGAAGAAAGCGTTATTCTTTTTAGAACCAGGTAACATCACTCCTAATGAGTAATCAGAATTTCTTTTTCCAATATCTCCTAATTCTGCAAATGATTTTGTAACTGCAATTGGGATACTACTATATATGTCTAAAAAATCATATTGAGTTATACCAGAATTGGTATTGACATTATCTAATTGAACCCTTAATACGGTTTGTTGTTGACTCATATGTTAGAAACCTTTATTTGCAAAGAAGTTATTAGCTGTCTTCAGAGTTATTCTATACTTGTTAAGTTTTTTATGTTTTTGAGTTATATGGTCTACCTCAGTTGATAATATCTGAACTGGTGTTAAATCCTTATATAACTTATCTTGTCTATCTATTAAAGAAATGTAATCCTTTCTCATAATATAAACTTGTGGTGATGTAAATAAACCTTCCAACCAGTTTGCTGTTTGGTTATTTAGATAATCACTTTCTAATACTATTTCTTGTTCAACATCGGTTGCAAAAGTTTTAATAGTTCTACCCATATCTCTGTCGGGACTAGACAAATCGGTAGCATAATATCTACTATCATATGTTTGTGATTTATATTTAGAAGTATCTTGTCTATAAGATGTGAACGTATAATAATCGTAACCTCCTCTATTATTCAACCAAACAATTCTTGTATCTTCAGGTCCACAGTTCGTTTCTAAATAGAAATAGAACGCTTCAGATACAGGTCCTACAGCGTTATAAAATGTTCTTCCTGATACGTTAGTTGGGAATGAATAACATAATTGTACTCTGTAGTATGAAACAGCATCAAAATCAATTTGTGCAAAAATGTTTGTGATGTCAGCTGGTCCACAAGGAAGACTGAATATTTGTAATGTATCAGTATATCCTGTTGGACTTTGGAATGTAGTACCTGAAAAATTTAATTGTTGTTGAAATGTACTAATCTTTACATTCGATTCATCATAAAATTCAAATACCGCATAATCTGCTTCTATCACTTGTCTATCTCCTGATTGTCCGTTTAAATAAAATAATACATAATTATCTTCAGATTGTATATATTGAATTCTTGGTGACTCAGTTAAAAACCTACTTGTTTCTGATTGTTCAGGAACTGTTGGGTAATCCATTAAGAATTGTCCCATTGGTGACAATCTACGATTTAAATCAACCGTATTAATTGTCATACCTGTACCTACAACTGTTCCAACTTCCTGATCAAAGTTTGGTAATATAAAATGGTCATCCAATTGGAATTGACCACCAACATAATTAAAGTGATTACCTGTATTCGTAAATCCTGATGGAACAAATGAGGTATCGTTTTGACAAGGTACTAAGTTTGTATAATGGAAATACGGATTACCTGGTTCATTCGTATATTCTGTTACAGTTCTTCCTGATGAGTTAACATATCTATATCCGTAATTGAAGTTTACATTAATACTATTTGGATAAGGATTATTCCAGTTGATTTGTTCTGTGGTACTATACCAATCATTTAACCAATAATATGTATAGTGTTGTGCTTTTACATAGTTGGATAAGTAATCGTAAGGTCTAATATTAAATCTATATGTGAATGTTGCACCACTTTGTGAAACGTCATATGGAATAACAGACATACGTCCAACCTTTTCATCATTTGAAAATAAATCAACATCTAATCTCATACTCTGAACGTATGTATCTCCTGTCAGTACGACTTCGTATGTTCCACCTCTTTGGTAGACCATATCGCTACTTCTTCTTAATTGTGTGTTACTATTTAGATTGTTACTATATAGTCTTTGGTATCCAAATGTCATATGCCTTCAATTGCGTTTAATAAATCTTCAAAAGCTTGGTCTCCCAATATTTGAATTATTCTTTCATTTTTCATTAACATATCAATTGATACTTCAATAAAGTTTTCTGGTTTACTTTTGAAACCAAATTTCCCTATTGACCTTGCAATTACATATGCTACACTTTTTATATTTTTATCTGTCTTTGGTAAAAATCTTCCTGTCTTAAAATCTTTAATTCTAAAACTTTTCTTATTTCTAATCCAATCCTCAATAGCTCCGATGTTTGCCCACTTACCAGGTTTTCTTCCATTAATTAACCAATATGCGTATGTGTTATTTAATGGTTGTCCGAAAGCCTGCAATTGGATAATTGTGATTCCTTGTTTGTCAGTTGTTGTAACAGCTTGTATACTGTTCTTCAAATTCCCTGTTGCAATTCTATTGGTTAAACCTCTACCTTTTCCGTATTGGTAAACTCTTGCTTCAAGACTTTTCTTGACAACTTCCTCAATTATCGTTTCTACTTGGGTTAAGTCCATTATGCAGGGTTTATAATTAAGTAAGCTACAGTATCCGTGTCTGCGTTATGGTTTGATGTTATGGTAAATGTTCCACTACCTTTTGAAGAAACAACAACAGGACCTGCATTAGGATGATTATTAGTTTGTTTGGTTAAGTATATTAAACTGTTTGCTGTAACTAAAGTATTTGATACAGTTGCTGAACCAGGGTTTGCACCATCTAACGCTACTGTTCCCATAGTTTTATCTGAACCTGATGCAAATAAAACATTACCTGTAACCGCTAATGAACCAGTTATTTGTGTATTAGAAATAATATTAGTTAGACTACTTGATATTTCAGTTGTTGTTGTACCTGATAAGTTGGTAACTTTAACATAACCATCCGTATTAGAATATCTCGCACCCATTTGGGTGTAAGTTGTTAAACTTCCAGTTAAAACATTCATATCAATATATGACTGTGTTCCAATTTGGGCTGTGTCGTAGTTTGTAATTTGGAATGTATCATTTGTACCATTCAATCTAATTGCACCTAAGTTTGATGATGGATTTGTATTAAACGGATTAGTACTAAAATGTAATCTTCTTGAACTAACAGTACCATCAGCAGTTAATACTGTTGATGTATAGTTACCTGATACAAATAATGAACCTGTAATGTTTTCATCACCAATTACTCTTAATGAACCTGATACGGTTGTGTTTGAACCTGAGTCAATTAAGAAACCTGTTTTTCTTGCACCTGCACCTGTTCCTGTTCCCACAGCAAATACAACTGATTGTGCATCTTCTTGATTTGAACCTGTTGCGTTAAATCTACCAAGAAATGTTGAACCACCAAATGTACCTGCTGTATGTGATGCGGATACTGCTAAGTTATTACCATAAATTAATGTAGAGTTTAAGTTTGCGTTTGATGAACTAACAAATGATGATGATACAACAATACTATTACCACCAATCAAGTTATTATATATTAGTCTTTGTGTGTTTGAATTTTGTGAACCTGATATATAAACGTTATGTATATTAGCACCTTGACCACCCAAGAATGTATTATTAGAAACTAATACGTTATTTAGTGCAATTGAACTACTTAAAAGGTTATTAAAAGTTATTCCTGCATTATTATAGTTTTGTGTGTAACTGATTGAACTACTAATATGATTTAATGTGACAGAACCAATAACGTTATTTGCGTTTATTGATGGTCTTGTATTTGTTACAAAGTTTTGTGTTGATACGATAGCTCCACCTAATACTGCGTTTTGTCCTACAGTTTGTACTGAACCACTATTACTGTTTAATCTAATAGCCCCACCTAATACTAAGTTACTTGTTATTGTAGGATGACCACCTCCTAAAGATGATGTGGTAAAGATCATTCCAATATTTGATTGTTGACCAATAATGTTTCCAACTACTTTAGGGAATAATAATGAACCAGTGTTCATAAATATACCTGAGTTATTTCCTGCGATAATATTATCTGAACCTGAAATATAACCTTGTACATCAGCACCCAAGCCAAAACTTGATGCTCTTAATTGTGGCATTGATACGGTATTGTTACTACCTGTAATTCTTAAAGAACCTGTGTAGTTCGCTTGGTTTGAACCTTCACCAGCTGCGTTAAGATTATCACCCCAACCTTTAATAATATTGGATTGACCACCTAATGAATTGGTTAAATATAAATCTGTATTTACTGTTGTGTTATTTGAAAACAAATCCAAACTACCACTTCTAACATCTAATGAACCTGTAACTATTGTATTACCAATAACTCTATGTACTGAACCTGATGCAGTAAGTGAACCTGTTATTTGTACAGGTGTAGTTAAACTATGATTTAAACCACCAATACTAACACCATTACTATCACCACCATTAATAATAATTTGTGATGATGTACTATCTGAACTATCCATCACAAATTTTCTTGAACCAGCTGAACCTGAATAATATAAACGAGCAGGATTACCTCCTGATGTTCTAAAAGTAATACCAACATCATTACCAACTGTTAAAGGAGATGAACCTGATATAACAAGACTACCTGTTATATTTTGAGTTGTACCAATTGAACCTGTTGTAATTAATCCTGTGTAATCTATAACACCACTTGTTCCTGATGAACCTGAAGTTCCATCAACACCACTTGTTCCTGACGAACCATTTATACCTGATGTTCCACTTGAACCATCAATACCACTAGTACCTGACGTTCCTGAAGAACCTGTTCCTCCACTTGTACCTGATGTACCACTACTTCCACTTACACCACTTGTTCCTGATGAACCACTTCCACCCGAAGTACCACTAGTACCTGCACTACCACTCGTTCCTGTTGCACCACTTGAACCTGATGTACCTGACGAACCACTAATTCCTGACGTACCACTTGTTCCATTAGAACCTGATTGACCTGAACTACCATTAGTACCACTAGTTCCTGAAGAACCAGCAACACCACTTGTACCGCTAGTACCTGATGAACCATTAGTTATCGGAACATTGTTTATATAAAATGAACCTGAGATATTAACCTCAGTTAAACTCATTTGTAAAGGAGAGTTGTCACCATCTCCTGTTTGTATTGTTTGTAATGTATTTGTTAGACCATTTGTACTATCGGTCATTTTCAAAAGACCTTGATACGAACTACTGACAAACTGGTTAGTTAAAGAACCCATATATTTTTTGTTTTAAACGTTTTTCCATTGTTTATTTACATCTTTCCACATTTGTGAAACTTCAGCCCAAGTTAGATTAGGTAAGAAGCTTGTTATTGGTAACACACATCTGTTGTAATCAAATTTCTGTTGAATACTAACTGTTAGAGTCCATCCTGCTAAGATTGTTTCTGTTTGTTCCAACCAAGGTTCTAATGTGGCATCCCACTCAACATCGTAATCTGATAAATATGCTTTCGCATAGAAATCTTTTGCAATTTCTAATGTATCTGATAATACCTCAACCTGATTTGATAAGTCATCTTCCAATTTATCGACAACCATTACCCTCCAAGTTATATGCATATGATTCTGACTCAATCTTGTTCTTTGTGGAACAAAATAGATACGAGGATATAACGGTTCAACCTTTGTTTCAATATCATTGGTCAATAATGTTTCATCACCATATCCAAAACTATTAATCTGTAAATGATTATCAGCGAAAGATTTCCAATCATCTAATATTTGTTTGTAACTTGAAAAGGATTCATCTTGTGGGAATGTGAATGGTGTCATAGGTAACACACAAGAGTTATAGTCAAACGGTGCACTCATCTTGATATGCATCGTCCAACCACCCAAGATTGTTTCAAATCTTTCGGTGAATGGATGACATTCAGGGTCCCAATCTCCCACAATTATGTTGGAAAAGAATCCCTGAGACTCAGTATATGACTGATAAAAGACGGTGAAAACATCTTGAACTATTGACAAAGTGTCTGACATCACCTCTTGTAAGTTGGAAAGGTCGTCTTCAACCTTATCCATTATTACAACAGAGAAATTGTAGTGAATATGATTCTCATTAAACTCAACTTCTGATGGAATTACGTACATTCTGGTGTACTCTGGCTCCTGTTTTGTTATAACATCGTTGGTTATTTGAGTAAAATCACCCACACCAAACGACATAATCTGTTCGTGATGGTACGCAATACTACTAAAATAGGATATAATTTGACTGTATGTTATGTTATTCATCTACTTATAAATATAAAATCTACAGAAACGTATCCTGAAATTATGATTGACGCATAGCTTTTTTCTGTAATCGTTCTTGTTCCCTATCATATTCAATTAAAAATGATAGTTGATTAAGAACTTCTGTTATTTTCGTTTGATAGACTTGCTCGTGCTTAGTAATATCATTTCCAGTAAGTCTGTTTGTGACAAGGAACCAACCATAGACCTTTTGAAAACTATTGTCCATATTAGTTTTCTCATCATCCATAGGATTTTGATTTTCGTCCATATCGATAGCTTCGGTATCAAAGACAGCTGGGAATAATCTAAATATCTCTTTGCGAACTTGATAAAAAAAAACTGTGCACCTAATATGTACTTGACGTCTAATTTCTTTTTGAACAGTTCGGCTCGTTCCTCCATCGTCTTTACATCATACTTTTCAATCTTAAAATCGTGTTCAGACTTTTCCTCAACAATTGGTCTATACATAATTGCTGCGATGATGTGTAAGTAATCCAATACTTCTTCAGGTTTCTTTGTTGATAAAGTATCCATATCGACAAACTCAGCGTAAGTTAAATCCCTCCACTTTGGAAAGAATCCATATTGAATACCATCCAATTCAAATCTATCTACGAACTTTGGTTTCTCTTGTGGTAGTAATGACATTATATATGTTGCAATATAATTTACCTCCTGAAAATCTGAATCCAATAGTTCTTCAACACTCGGACCACATATAGTTGATACCAACTTAGCAGCGAAGTAATCATCACTGAATAAATCTTTTATCTTATATATCTTTGTATATAATTCGATTGATACTAAACTTGGAATTTCATATTCCTTTTCATCTATTTTAAATTTTAACATAATCTTTTTTTAGATTGACCATACAGGAGAATATCTTCCTGTTGTTTTTAAATTTTTTATTTCGTAATACATCCTCATCATTATTGCGTCAGATAAATCGGGAGACTTACCCAATATCTTTTTCATCTCATCTTTGGAATGTACTGCCACTTTATTATCCTTATCTACATCCTTTAATCTAACACTTAATAATTCTTGTGTCAAGTCATCAATAATAGTTGGGTCCAATAAATTTAAACTTATCTTTCCTTCCTTAAACATATCCGCAAGTTTCACATAACATTGGGATTTAAGATTACTGAAGTTTTGGTCGTGTAACGCTTTGGAGTTGTTAACAAAGTTTGTTCCTTTAATCTGATCCGCTACACCTCCACCAACGCCATCACTATCCACAATTATATTGGATGGATGTATTCCGTACTTAGCAATTAACTCCTTAATTTCGGACGATAATTCTGTGGTTGATAGTTTGGTATAGATAAGTATTTCTGTGATCACCATACCCACCCAAATACAGATTACGGACCTATCTGTTCCGAACCTTGCTACGTCCACTGACATATACTTCTTATCCTGTGGATTTGGTGTGAACTTATATAACGAATTGGATATTAAATCAAAATCAAACAAACTATCCTCCGTACTTTCATAGTTCCAATCACCATCATATAAACGTTTCTTTTGTTTTAATGGTAGTGATTTTAGAATATTAAGGTAACTCTGTGGTAGATTTGGATTATCCGTTGGTAGTGCTTGGATGAATATCTTGTTTTGTTCTATTGTTCCATTCATTGTTGGTAGATAAAACTCTTGTTTCAACCAAGATTGTGATGGGTTACAGGACATAAACAGAGTTGGTTTTAGATTTAACTCCTTAATCTTGTAACGTAATAGTGAACGTACCACATCATACGCTTGTCTTGACACCTGAGAAACCTCATCTATGAACGCTATTGTTAACTCCAATCCTCCTAATGAATCATAGTTGGGATCTGATGGATTGAATTGTAAATCCCTGAATATTATTTCTGAACCATTCCAAAACTTTAATTCATTTGATTGTTGGTTGTAGGTAAAATGTTCTTCAGGTTTGAATCCACACTCTTTTAATAATTCCAATAATGTTTTAATTGTAGTAACTCTTAGTTGAGTTAATACTGTACGACCTATGAGTGAACGTATGCCAGGATAAGTAAGAGACATATATATAACCCAAACACAACCCAAATAGGATTTTCCACTTCCCTTTGCACCGCCATATAAAACTTCCGTATGAATCTCGTCATTTAAAATCTTGAATGTCTGACTTTGTTTCTTAGTTAGGTTAAGATTTATTTCCATATAAAAATTGATACGCCCATAAGTCTTCAACTTCGTTATTGATGTTGATTTCATTATCCCATCTATCTTGGTCGTGTGCAATGTCACAATCAACTCTTCCTCTTCTACATCTATCCATCCAATCTTCTCTGGTCTTATTGTGGTAATGGTTTAAGTATGCAACATCCATTGGTCCGTTGTAATTGAATGGACCTCTGAATACCTTTCCGTCTGTATCCATTGATGGATTAAAACAGTTGTGTGGTAACATAAATCTATTTCCACTATCTCGTTTAACCATTACTTTGATATGTTCATTTGGACCTGATCCTCTCTTGGTAAACTCTTTGATTAAACTGTTAGATGTTCTTTCCCTCTTTTCTAAATTACCAAACATATACCAATTGAATGATAGTATTGGATGTTTTGTTCCATACTCTTCTAAGAACTCTTTTACATTATTATGTTTCTTTAATACAAGGAACTCATCACAATCAAAGAACGCAGCCCAATCATATTCTGTATCTTTTTCCAAGAATGTATTATATACAGGTAGTTGTATTGATCTTCCATCCCATTCCCTTTTTTCTAAGAATGGTCTTTCAATATCTGTCCTCCAATCGTTTTGGTACATTATGATTTTATCAAATCCAATCTTATGGTTATAGTCTAACCATTCTTCTAAGTAGTGGTCTTCCCACTTTGCTACACATACTAAAGCTACTTTCATTTATAATCTTTTAATCCAACTTGCGTCTTTATAAAACTTATCAGGACTTCCAAACTTTTCATCCACAGCTTGTTTAACTCCCGCCCAAGGACCGATGTAATCGTGACCACCAATAATACCACCTTCTTTAACTAATGGTAAGTAGTTGTCAATATCAATCTTAACTTGTTCGTAAGTATGAATTCCATCTATGTAGATAAAGTCATATGTCTCACTATTCAGTTCTTTAACTGCTTCATCAGATGTTAATCGTAATGTCTTGATGTTTGGGAATGGTGATGTACGTCTTAGATATTCTTCATATACTTCATCAAAGTTAAATTTGGATGTTGGGTCCTCAAGATGATAGTCAGCTTGGAATGGGTCAATTGCAATTACCTCTTTGAATAATTGTGCAAAGATGATGGTTGACTCACCGATGAATGAACCGATTTCAATCATTCTCATTTCTTTGGTATTACCCAAATCTTTAATCATTTCAACTAATCCTTCTGATGAAGTCTTGTCCCTCATTATGGACCTGTCTTTGTTAATTGTGTACATACAATATTTTTTCTATTTTAATTATTTTACCTTCTGTGAATCTTGCTAAGTACTCCTCAACAAAATAATAGTCAGCTTGATTTATGTGTGATTTAAGTCTTAATTTTTGTGCGTTGAAGGTTCTTGTCATAAAGTTTCCAACGTCGATTTTACCATACTCTATGTCACATTTAACAGGAATATAATCATCGTTTATCCAATTGTGAACCATATTACAGAATACAAAGTTGACATCGTCTCTTACACATCCCAAGAAGTTTTCCACAAATGTGGGTGCATAGTAGTTGTCTTCACCTGTCATCACAATCCATTCCTCTGTTGCTTTTTCTAATCCGTAGTTTCTTGGTGTGTGACCCCAATCATTATATCGTTTGTCTAATACTGAGAACTTAATCCTGTGGTCATCCTCATAATACATTGCAATCCAAGATAGTTTCTCTTTTACTTCTTCAGGTGGACAGTCTGCTACAACGTGGATGGTCCAATTGGGATTAGTCTGTGCAACAATTGAACTGATTGTAGCCATTAACATCTCAGTTCTTTCATAGGTTGGTATTACGAATTCTATTTTCATATATATATTTTTCTAACTATTCCTCTCTTTCTTCCTCTTCGTTGACAACCACAAGAGATTGTGTTTCCGTGTCTAACGTTGTGTATCATTATTTCTTTTGTGTTCCCACAATCACATTCAAACATTCCGTACTTAATCTTCTTCCATTCCTTATCAAATTTAATTGTGGACTCTTCCAAAAATGTTAGGTGATTGTACTTGTCACCTGGTTTTATACTCAAGGGTTTACTCATTTACGAAGTTTTTTACTTAGAATATAACAAAAAAAAAGGGTTAATCAAAGTTGATATTAATCTTAATTGGTTCCCCTCCTGATGTGATGTCCACCTTCTGTGGTGCATCCAATCCGTATATCTTACTCA